ATTGTGCGGCTATCGATTACCCTTGTGGTATTTCTGATACTAGATCTTTCATTCTTTTTATCTCTTCAGTTTTCTCTCCAACTATTACTATGACTTGTGTTAGTACTTCCCAGAAGTTTTTTTCTAGGTATTCTCTTGCCTCCTTTTGAGTTTCGCAGTCTTCACTGATTTTGTAGTTTCCCATTGTTATATATGACTTTGGCTTTTCTCCTCTAAAGTCCTCCCATAACGTGAAGGGGGTTCCTTCTATTATGTGCCTTTCAATCAAAGCTGAATTTTGATTGGGGGTTTCTCCTGCATTCATTTGTGTACTCAATATGCCCTTTGGTTTTGTTTGTGTTGAGTGTAACATGTTTACTTGTTTTTAGTTTTATGTAGTTTGTTGTTGCATTGTGCTTTGATATTTCTTCCCCTGTTTCTACGTCTACCCATCTACTGCTACTGCTCCAGTGTATTGCTGTGTTTTGTTGCATCTACTATTTGTTTAAATGCTTTATCTCCTATTGTAAGTTGTATTTTTTTTCCGTTTATATTTATGAATAGGTAATTTTTTTTTTTAGTTCCCATTGTTGTTTCCAACTTATACCCATGTATACTTGCATTTGTATGTATACTATCTACTTGCTCAAAGAGCAGTTCCTCTCTTATGTTTTCGTTACTGAAATGTTTGTTAAGTTTTTCTGTTAGTGTCATGTTATTTAGTTTTGATAATCAAATATACGATTTTTATTTTCAATTTTCCGAATTTTTCTTATCTTTTTTTATGGTTTAAGTTCTCACGCGGCTGTTTAGGCCCCTTGGCCTCCGTCCCCGGCAGGGGCGGTATCCTATGTACGCCATACGATCTTTAAGCCTTTATACGCTAGTTGTTTTTATGTTCAATTTGACTAACACTATAAAAACCCCCCCGGAGGGTGGGGGGTATGGGGGGCAAAGCCCCCTAATCGACGAACTATTCTTCGTCTGTATTTTATTTTATTTTATGATGGCCTTGGCCATCTCTGTGTATTTCGTGGTTCTCTTCTTCTTCTTTTATTCTAGTTTTTTACTTTTATTATCTTTCCTCTTTTTCCATCGAATACTCAGCGCTTGCGCTTTATTTCATCCCGGAGCGTTAGCATCCGGGATGTCCTCGGAGGAGGAGAGGTAACTTCTCCATCCTCCTATCTCTATATATTTTTCATTTTTCCTCAGTTCTATCTTATTAGAAAAAGTGTCCTTTTTCTGTTCCAGTCTTTTTGCTTGCTGCATTTCTCTGCGGCTCTTTTCATATTCTATTCTATCCCAATCTTTTTCGCCATTTCCATATCCCAGCTGTGTATTTTTTTCTCTGTAGTGTTCTAGTAGTTTGTAATAATTTTCTTCGCCTTTGCTTATGTCTACCTTTTCACCACACACCCATCGTTCTTTTTTCTCTATTTTTTGTATCCATAGTTTTTCTCGTTCTTCTTCACTGTATATTTTATTCCTCCAGTATATCGGCATCCCTATTTTATGCCCTGTCCCTGTTCTATATGCCTCATTTGTATCTTCACCGTTGTATTTGTTTTTCTTCCAGTCTGACCTTTTCACATAGTTTGCTCCTATTCCTGGACTTGTCAATATTTGACTTTTGTAGTATTTATGATCTTCATCCACCTTTGTTACGTACTTTATTATGTAGTTCACTGTTCTTGCATTCACATAGTTTTTTTGTTTGCATCCTGGTCTTGGCCACATGTATCCATAATCCCATTTTGCCCTTATTTCATCCATTGTTTTATCTGTCCACACTATCCCATGTATATGTATATTTTCTGTTCCTTTATGCCCTAGTTCTGTTATGAACCAATGGCGAAGGCTTTTTTTATATTCTTTTCTCCATCTCTCTAGGAAGAGTCTTGTTGCTCTTACTGCTATTGCGTTATCCAGCATATACCCTTTTAGTTCCTGTAGTTCTTTATTTTCCTTTACAAGTTTTCTTAGTTCTTCATTACTGAATGTTAGTGTTATGAATTTTCCGTTTGTATGTTCTTTTATATCTTCCAACATTCGTCCCTGCCACTCTCTTGCTTTCTGTCTTCTGCATTCCATGCACTCGCCGCACCCTATAGGTACTTTTTTCACTCCCCAATGTTTAACGGGGGGAATATTCCCCCCGTTTTTTTTATTCGGTTTATATTTAGGATTGTCTACTAGTCTTGGATATAGACACATATTATTTGAATGCCAGTTTTATTAAATTCGTTAAGAATTTACCCCAATTTCCCGGCTCTAGGTCTAGTGCATTCCATGCAATTTCTGCGTCTTTTAATTTACCTTCTTTTATAAGGTTTTCTTTTATCTGGTCTTCACTCAATCCTTTTTTAGCCATCAGGTCTATTTCTGCAGCTATTTTCTTTATAGCTTCATTGTTCATTACCTTCTCACGTTCGTTTTTATCCAGTATTGCTTTCATTTCTGCCCGTATTTTGTTTATGCTCTCTATTTCTGCCTGTCCTCTTACTGAATTACCCATATTTTCACCTACATTATTACCGTATTGATCTGTTCCTTGGAGCCACGCTGTTAATGCATTTGCAAGTCCTTTTCCTTCTCCGCTATTTTGCTTATCATATGCCCCTGCTTCTTTTTCTCTTGTATCGGCTTCTATATTTTCTTTCTGTGCTTTAAGCAATCCCATTTGCGCGGCCATCATGGCCATACCCATCGCTTCACCACTGTTTCCGCTTGCCTTACCTCCACCTACGTTTCCCGGCGTTACTGCTGCTGTCTGTCCACCTCCGCCACCCATTCCATACATTAGCCCAGGGTTTAACCCTGCTGCCTTCATTTGGTTTTTTTGCGCCCCATATCCTGTTTTCTCCCACATTTCTAGTGCTTTCTGCTGATTGTAGTCAGTCAGCTGCTTCTGTCCGGCTATTTCTATGCCCTGTAGCTCCCTCTGTTGCCTTATCTGACGTTTATCATTACTTTTCTGCATTATTAGCCCTAGACCGGCTCCTATTGCGCCCTGCGCTGCCTGTGAGGCGAAGCCTCCTATGGCACTATCCCAGAATTTACCCATAATTTTAATTTTTAATTTTTAATTTATTTTTACTGACTTTTTCCCCGAAAAAGTCCTATACTATAATTTATAATATAGTATACGTGCGTACCGTCCCCTCAATTTATTGTTAATCAACTAGTTGTTAATATGTACGTATAGACTAGGCTTTGCCTTCATTTCCTCCACTTCCTTCATTACTTTTTCCCCCTTCACCCGGCTTTGCCGCACTACTTTCTCCACCTGTTTTCTCTTCTTTTTTCATGCCCTCTTTAGCCTTTTTACCCATTGCTTCCCTTTTTGCCACTTTGTCTCTTGTAACTTTATCCATAGCATCTACGGCTACCTCCCACCTATCTGTCCGAATGTCCATGTCAGCCCTCACTCCTTCTTTTCTTTCCGTGTACACTCTCGGACTCCCGTCCTTAATTGGTTCCTTGTTCTGGGTAATTCTGACCACCTTTTGCTCGATAGTTTCGCCTTCGTAGCTTTCATTAACCTTGATACTAGTCCTCGCTGCTTTAGTTTTTCTGTTATACATAGTTTCATATTTTATTGTTTAAAATTGCCCGTCTTTCCGGGCTGTCAGTAGGCTCTTTCACCAGTTGCTCCCCCTACCCCCTGGCATTTGCTTATAACTTGGTATGTCCAAGTTTAAAGATTTGGCATTAGCTTACCACTCATTACTCTTCTCACTGTCGCATTAATCCCTATTTGCATCCAGAAATTCTGTGCATCCAGGTTAGTCTCTGCGAATATGAAGTTGAATTTTGACGGGTCAATGTACGTTGTCAGGTCCTTAATCCCGGATTCATCCATTTCATACCTTCTGTCAAGCACCATAAACATTTCATTCTCCTTTATCGCAAAGTTTCCGTAATTCTTGTTGACGGATGTCATGTAGTTTAACCAAGCCGGTTGTTTTCCTGCTGATTTTTGTAACCACTTCGTTCCATCCCATTTTGTATCTCTCCAGTTCATTTGCTCTGTGATTAGTTCCTGGAATCCCAGTTCATCCAGTGCCGGCTTGAAGAAGTCATCCATTGTTTTCAGGTGTATATCCCAGTCATTACCCTGGCTGTAGTCTAATCTTGGTGTCAGGCTTGCTATTATCATGATATAGCTTGCCTCATCTACGTGGATTACTACTTTTCCTCCCTTGTGTTTATCGCTCAATGTTCCTTTACCGGCTAGTGTACCTAAGGGTTCACCTCCCTGGGCTCCTTCACTGTTACTGATTACTTCTTGGAATATTACCTCTTTTATTAGACCTCCGCAGTACATTGGTGTTGTTGCTTGCCATGATACTTCTTTTCCATATACTGCCCTGTTCCAGTCTTGGTAGGATCCACCTGCTACTACTATTCTGTTAAGCATTGCCCATACTTTTCTCGCCAGTATTAAGCTGTCTATTGTGAAGCTATCCCCGGTTGTGCTTACGCTTGTGATTTCGTTTATTCCACCGACTCCATCGATCCATTCTGTACTAAGCCAGTTATTGAATAGATCACTGTTATAAGTTTTTAGACCTAATCCCTCTTGACTACTTAGTATGTTTGGCACTCCTTCTGGTTGTTCATATAGCCATTTGTATGGTCTCAGTGTTGGTGCATCTGCATTGATTTCGAATGCGTCGAATGTTTGTTTAGCCAATATTTTACTTCTCATATCATCTATCTCGCTAAGCGGGAATGTTACTACTGCAGGTTGTCTGTTGTTTATATCGGCGGCTGTTATATATCTCCAATATAGTGCAACGCACGCTCCGTAATTAATGAAGTTCCACCCCCATGTTTGTACAGTTCCGCTGTCGCCCAATAATGTACAACATTGATCAAGTCCTAGTACACCGTATATATCAGTACCAATCAAAATTTGTGATCCTTTTGGACTTGCACCGCTGTAATTTACTATCAGTGTAGTAGTTGGTGGCTCTACAGGTTGACTATCTACTCCCGGATATAATTCTATATCTGCTCCGTTCACTTCTATTGTTGTTACTGTTTC